AGTATCTTCTAATTCATACTCTGCCAGAGCAACCCAGTCAATACTCTTCGGACTCTGCTTAACCAACTCATCATACTCCTCCTTTGTAATAGCCTCATAAGGAGCCTGACGATACGTATGATCGCTCTTAGGCAAGAAGGAAATACCACTCACATCCTCAAAGTGATCCCACACCCACGAGCCTACACGCATCCACTCGTCCTCAGCGACACTCACAGTAATACTAGGCTTGTGCTCGCACCAATTCTCCTGATAACACAACCACAACTCTAGATGCTCAATGGCTGTCAACTCGCCCTTATACGTCGTAGGAGACTTTTGAGGGAACGAGAACACCATCATATTATCAGGATTCATAACGTCAGGCTCAGCGGGAACACCCGCATCCATGAGGAATTGCGTCAAGGGGTCCTTAACATCACCACGCACACGGCGAATATAATACTCACTATACCGAGGATGAATGCCGGAAGCGGAGTCCACCAACTGAGAGACTGTACCACTAGGCTTGACACAAGTAATGGCAGCAGACACAGGAATACCAATCGCTTTAGCATACTTCGCATTAGTAATTGTCGCCTCCTGACGCATCTCCCTAAGGTTAGATGCCAACTGGTATACGCCCTTACCTACCATACTCTTGTTATCAAAGATACCGGTGAGCGACACACCGAGCAGACGCTCCTCCTCCGTGTTCTGCTTCCACACCTTACGCAAATACTTGAAATCCGTAAGAGTAGACTGGAACGTGCCAAGAATCGTAGCGAGCCGAATCTTACGCTTAAGTGAATCTGGATCATCTTCAGCGCGAACCACAACCTCAGTAAGATTACAAAACTGGTGCGGACGTAGAATAATCTCACTGCATGGATTAGTGCCAAACGCAAAACTATAGTCCCTCCGACCATTCTTAGCGGCCTGCCGCTTGGCAGCCTCACGATTAAAGATACCACGCTCACCAGACTTAGACTGGTAGAGACTCACCCACTCTTCCATAAACGCATCCATACCCGGCGTTTCCGAGTAAGCGACGGAATTGTTTGCAAGCGCACGCTGAGGATTGTCGTTCCACCACTCTCCCGACTTAGCATTACGCATCCGTCCATCAGACAAGTTTGATAGCGAGATGAGGGCTGAGCGGCGTACGCCACCAACAACGACCACTTCAGCAATTTTACAGACAAGATCATGGCACTCCACCGCATACAAGCGACGACCAGCCGCATTCTTAAAGATACTAATAGTAAACTTAAACAAGTCCTCCAGCGGCTCTGGGCCACTAGCGCGACCACCGAATGTCTTAAGGCGAGAGCCAGCGGGACGGACCTGACTCATATCCCATTGTGGGATCTGCCCACTATACAACATAGCGACCAACTCGCGCAGAGCCTTAGCCCAACCAGCCTTAGAATCAGCCACCTTGATAATCGTATCAGACTGCTCAAAATGCTCATTAACAATCGGCAACTGGTTGATCTCGTCACGCTCCACAGAGAAGCCCACGCCCACACCATTCATGAGGATGTAGAGGATCTCATCGAAGCAGCGGGGATGATTGATCGGGGTATACGAACAATTGTATCCGGCCACGTTCTCTCGCTCTAGGGCAGGCCCAGCAGTCATAAGGGCACGCATTGAAGGCATGACCTCAAGATTAATAATAGCATCCAGCAGTTCTGCCTTTAGCGTAGCGTCCATCTTATACTTGTGCTTAGCGCGAAGCGTCTGATCCATGAACTCAATGTATCGGCTGACCGTCTCAGGCCAATACTCTCGCCGCTTCTCATCATCAAGCCAGCGAGCATACCGTGACGTTGCGATGAACGTCTGATAATCAGTTGGTAGACTCATACTCTCTCCTTTCAATAGGTAGGGCCGGAGGGAATCGAACCCTCACGCCCGAAGGCAACGAATTTTAAGTCCGTCGTGTCTGCCTGTTCCACCACGGCCCCATTAAACTACTTCATCCTAGCATTCTGACGCAAACCACGAGCACCATACGACACCATATCCGGCTTACCACCAGTGATAAACCAGTAACCATTACACCAATTAGGATACGTCGTCGTGCCCTGCAAATACTCCGTCTGAGGAATACTAAAGAAACCACCCAACTCACCAACAATAAACGAACCACTAGCATCCCACCCCATAGCACAATGATGCGTATGAGCGGTCAGCACATGACACTTCTTCACCTCAGCAATAGCAAGAGGATTATTCAAAGGGTTCTTAGAGTAAGAATCCGGGTGAGCAATAAAGAACCGCTCCTTATTACTTGTAAGATAACAATGATCCAGATTGCTAAACACCAACTTGCAGCCGTGACGAGGAACTTCACGAAACACCTCCGTCATAGAATCAACAAAAGACTCACGATACTCAGCCGCCTTAGTGTACCGATAATCATGATTACCACGCAGGAAAACAATATGCTTAAAGTTAGCACACAGAACCTCCATCAGGCTTTTGGCCTCAGAGATCTCCTTCTCAATACCCGCACTCTTCTGCTTAGGATAATACTGACTGAGCGAGTCACCATTAAGGAAGTCTCCAGCGATGAGAAGATTCTTATAATCCGCAGCATCATCAAGAAACGCATTAACCAACTTAGCATCATACAGGGGTACGTGCCAGTCAGCAGTAACAGCCCAATCACCCTTCAACTCTAGTGGCTTATCAAGCCCGAACTCAAACCTACTCTTATCAGTGGTATCAACCCTCATCAACCATATCTCCATTCATAATATTAGTCAAGGCTTCCAACCCGTCATTCAAGCGATAATTCACCATACGAGTCGTAACACCATCATTTAGTGCTTGGTCTTGAATAGGCATACCATTCACAAACACATTAACAACAGTAAAATACAAGACTTCACTTTGCTTCTTCAACTCTTTTAACCCATACGCAATGTCTAGATAATAGTGTGAGAACGTAGAATCAGGGTGCTGTTGCAGACTATAGTAGTTCCTCAGCAGATTCTCCACTGTCTCCTTCTCGTATTCCATTTAGAATCTCCTCATAGTCCACAGAATGATTGTGCCGCAATCGTTTTGTGTAGCGTACCCAATCCTTCATACGATTGTAAATAATTCTACTTACTAATTTTACGTCCTCGTTCGTTTCTCTTAGTCTAAGATAATAGACTTGGTGGATTGTATCAGGAGAGCACAACCATAGGGCGATCATGCCCTCCTGATACAGATCATCATATTCTGCTGCTTTACGGAATCTATACGCGGCAGCAGTAATGGCTCCCTTGTATTCCCCGATAAACTCTTCGGGGGTCCACATTAGAACGGGAAGTCGTCGCCAACAGCCTCAGTAGCGGCGGCCTGCTTGGCCGGGGCAGCAGTCGTGGTGGTGTCACCAGCGACACGAACAATCGTCGTGGCCGACAAGTTATGGTACGTGACCTGCTCACCGTCCTTGTTCTGCCCAACGCTCTGAGAATACTTACCATCACAAACAAGGAAGTCGCCCTTGTTCACGGGGATGCCCGACTTCTCAGGCCAGATCGTGACGCTGAAGTTCTTGTTAGAACCAATAGCGCGGATCACAACGTCCCGAACCTCCTTGCCGCCAGCCTGACGGGTACGAGGATCAAACTGCACAATACCAGCAACGGTCACATACTCACTCATTTGTATCTCCTTGTGTATACGCATCCCACATTTTGAGGAATGTCTTATATGGTACAACTACGAATCGTCTACCAGTTTTGGCTTCTCTCAAGAACACAGCCCACTCACGGCCTCTAGCATTGTGTTGTGCCTGCTTTAGGTCTGCGTCCTTAAGAGAGAGCCTTTTCTGGTACTTACATTCCGGCGCAAAATCGCCGGGTAGATCAACTACGTCTGGTACATCAAAACCACGAGGACCAGTACGAGTCCCGCCAAGATCACGAGCAACCTCACGCTCCCAATCCTTCCACTGCTTACTCCGATTCGGCGGCAGGCTCATCCTGCTCATCTCCCGGATCGCGGTCAGTAATGAAACCCTGATCGTTATACTCATCCCAAGACCTGAAGTTCTCAGGCAGAGCATCACGAAGAGCAGCAGCATCCTCGTGTGCAGCAAGCACCGTAATGGCCTGCTCATCATCAGTCATAAGATAAAACGGACCATCAATGATAGCACGCACAGTAAGGAACTCAAGCACACCAGCGATGATGCGCCCAAGGTTCTCCTCATCAACCTCAGCAAGCAACTCTGCCATAGCAGAATCATACTCAGCATCAGTCATCTCAGGAGAGTCAGGATTACCAACCCACTCACCAGTAAACTCTACAACATTATCCTCAGTAGTCATATTCACCTCCTCAGAAGGCTTCGTCGGTTACGAGAAGATCAACTTGCCCATCTATTGTATCACAGATCTCCACCTTTGTCAAGCCACCGGCTTGGGTTCTGCGACTCTTAAAATGAACAAGATTGAACTTGTTAGGCCCAGTCTTGCGAGCCTCAATGCCACAATCCACAGCAGCACCAATGTCAGAGGATCCACGAGTTCGCACATACGATGATGTGGAGTCCGACTTGTTGGTGTGGTGCAGCAGGATCACGGCTGCTCCAGTCTCACGACAGAGAACATTAATACTATCATTGAAGAGGCCCGCCATCTCACCAGCATTATTCTCATCCTTGGTGTGGAAGCGGGTGAGGGAGTCTAGCACGATCATGCTAGGCTCGTATGTGATGGCCTCGTCTAGCAACTTGTCGAAGTTGCGGTCTAGGCGGACGCCTTGCCGATGCAGGTAGCGAAGGTTATCTAGATTGTTTGCTCCGAGTTGCTTGAGGCGATGATAAACAACATCATGCGGATTCTCCTCATCAATATAGAGCACACGACCATGATTAGTTACTTCGTGTCCTACCCAACTGCTGCGCCCATCAGCCATAGCGACGGCTAGGCTAAGGCTGATCCACGACTTACCAACGTTAGGCTCGCCAACGATCAGGCTAGTGTCTCCCTTGCAGATCAGGCCCTTCACCAGCCACTCGTACTCTGGCGGAGGCATCGTAAGATCAAGTGCCTTATAATGAAAATTACCAGCGAGGCTTTGGCTCGTGATATCACGAAACGTATCTAGACTATACGAATCAAAGAACTCGCAGATATCCTTCACATCAGATGGGAGTGTGATACGTCGGGCACGACTGCCGAGGATACCACGCAACCTACCCCACGCGCCATCAACCGTAGTACGCACATTATAATCGGAATCATTATCCAGTACGATAAAGACACGCTCATACTTATGCAATGGCGCAAGAACATCATCGGAGAATGCGTTGAAGCCGGGGAGGCCATACACGCTCTTGACGCCCTCCTGCCACAACCGCATGGTATCCGTCTCTCCCTCACACAGCACAGCATACGACTCGTCTACGATGCGCTTAGGGTGGAAGAGGCTGACCTTAGCGCCCTTAGTGAAACGAAACTCGCGCTGACCAATCATTTTGCGAGTACGATCACCAGTATCGTAAGGCAACCGCAACCACTCTTCGCTCGTAGACTCTACACCAAAAGCCTCAAGAGTCTCACCTGTGATACCACGCTCATTCTGAAACCAATTCTTATGCGACTCTAGAATCAATGCTCCTCCTACCGGACGACGCGGACAAATACTTGCACTTGCTTCTTGTTACGAGAACGGCGCATGACCTCGCCGCCATCACTGTTATTGCTGACACTAGTGTTACCCTCTACGCAATCAAAGTTGCCCTTAGAGTCAGGCTTGGTTGCCACGATACCAACATGATCGCTGATGCCATCGCCCTGCCAATCAAACATAGCAACGTCTCCCGGCTGTACCTTATCAATAGGAACAGTGATAAGGCCGTTACGCTGGGCACGAGCATCATTAACCATGAACGGGCAGTAAGCCCAACGAGCATTCTTAGGATCAATAGCCACGCTACCAGCCTTTGAGAAACACCACGATACAAACATAGCGCACCACGGACCACGCAAACCATACCAATCAGAGAAGATAACCTTATTGGAATGCGGAGGATTCTCCTTAGTACCGATCCACTTCATAGCCTCAGCAAGAGCACGCTCACGCATAGGCTTATGCGAAACATTACGCTTCTTAGCGCGGCGCTGCATCAAGATCGTAGGCTTACGCTTACCAGTAAGATACTCGTGAAGCATAGCACCATACACCTGAGTGCAATCCTTCTCAGCATAACCAAGCATCCACTTAGCCTGCTTCGTAGCAGCAGCGGTCTGCTCACCAAACACGCCATCAATAGGACCAACCCAAGCCTTAAAGTTCTTCAGCGCACGCTGCGCCACCTTCACATCCTTGCCCTTCATATAAGGACTAGTCAACCTCAACGTTCTCATACCCAACTCCTTTGCTGATTAATTGCACGCTGCTCTTCAATATACAACAGCCGATCAATATACCACTTGGCCTTGCGGAGATCCTCAATGCCGTTCTTGTAGCGGTATCGTGCTACATATTTTAGCACATTCCCTTGGTGATAGTCAAGTCCCAAACCCTCAATAGCGGTAATTACCTCCATCTCGCCTTGAGTGTAATGGGCTGGACTATTGACCGGATCTTCAATTGCCATGATGAATCTCCCTATGACAAGGCCTGCACACAGGCACACACTTCTCAATCTCTCGCATCAACGATGCAGCAGACCTATGATAAATACCCTTAGAAACAGTGATCTCCTTACTCTTAGGATCAAGGTGATGCAGGTCAATAAGCGACGGGTGAAGAACCTTACCGCAACAATGACACGGCTTATACTTAGCAGCCGCGACAATACCACGATTGATCGTAGCCTGCACATCCGTCTTAGCGCGGCGACAATCACGACACAAACTCTCTACACCATACTTACCACGCTTATCCTTATAGTAATTATCAGTATGCTTAATCTCATGACAATGCGTACACTTCTTATAATTATCCATCATAAGGCTCCTTGTCTGCCCAGTTAGTATAACTAATCTCACAGTCAGTATCTACACTAACGAATTGTTCTACCTCTTTATTCCCCATAAGACTAGGGATAACGGAAACTAGTTGTTTGATCTCGTTCTTGTCAGCATCTAGAATAATCTCATCATGTACGATATTTACTATATGTGTAGCATAATTAGAGTATAGGTGCTGGTTTACTCGTACTACCGCATCACGCATGAGGTCGGCGGCTGATCCCTGAATTAGCGCGTTCAGCGCCTTGTGTGCCTCAAGCACATGAAGCCTACGGCCATACAAACTCTGGATATAACCACGCATATCCAAGGTTTCTGCAATACTCTGGTTAAGGAGTTTAATTCCGGGCCTAGTCTCATGATAAGCATTGAGGAGACGCTTTGCCTCTTTGAAGTTAACTCCCAACTGTCGCATGATAGTGGGTGTGCCACCACCATAGATGATGCTAAAGTTTAGGGTCTTACCTACTTGACGCTCCTCGTCGCTGATATCCTCTCGCTGGTACAAGCCCTGCGCGGTGATACGGTGAGGATCAGCGCCAGTGTTGATCTCACTAGCCAAAGACTTGTCACCGATTCCCCTAGCGAGGTAGTATGCGAGCAGCCTGACCTCAATAGCCTTATAATCAAAGAATAGGAACGCATCCAGTTTCGGCACAAATGCACGCTTCACATCCTTCTGACTTCGTGGAATATTCTGCACATTCACGAATACTTCTCCTTAATTCTATCAGCATACATATCACTAATCACCGCTACATACCTTTGAATCTCAGCATTATGAACACGTTGTGCAGAGTTAGGATTAATATGCTGCTTATATAGGAGCCGATTAATATGCTTCATCTTGGTATGCAGAGCGGTCCTGACGATCAACTCGTAATCATCCGCGACACGTAGGCTAGCGTCATGACCATTTAGTTCACGGTACACACTAGCACGCCAAGCACGCACATGATTAGGCACACTCACGATATGACTCAGAGTTGTAGCGTTGATCTCTGGGGCTTGCATCACCCACAAACCATGCTCCTCATCATAATACTCTTTGCCATAACCAAACGCCCAGCCCTCAGGATAACGATGCGACTCCCCATTAGGATGAATCTCACTACAATCAGAATATACAAATCCAACATCAGGATCATCAAACGCACTACTAATTTCTTGCAGAGCGTTTGGTGTCAACTCGTCATCATGGTCAAGTTCTACCAGAATATCACCAGATGCTAGCATAAATCCCCAACGCTTGACCTGACCGATAATGCCAGAGCGGACATGACTACGAAACATACTGATCTTGTAGCGCTCATCACTACAAAACCCGTAGACTTGGGACCACGTATCACTAGTATACGAATCATCCCATACCACCCACTCCCAATCAGTATACGTCTGGTTCTTTAGGCTTTGCCAAGTGCGAGCAAGAACATCTTTAGGTGTTTGATATGTTGGTGTGATAACACTAATCATGCCTCTGCACTCCCACTGCTCATACGGCCCGTCCTCGTACCATGCTGACGGAAGTTAGGATGAAGAATACCATCCTTAGATTCCTCACTCAGCGCATCAAAGTACGTGGCCTTGATTTTATTTGCTTCTCGCAACGCTACAATTAGTCGTGCCAGTTCGTCATCCACCGAGGAGAGCGTGGCCTTGTCTGTTTTTCCAACATCCAATCCTCGTTCTGCGAGTGCGTGTAGAACCTGTTGGGGCGACTGCGGGTTGAACTCCTCGCCAGCAAGTTCCCCAATACGACGCTTAAGTTTGTAAATCCGATCACCATACTCCTTACGCTTCTGTGTGACATACTCACGATCAACGCTCATACCCTGTGCTTCAACGCGAAGCAACGCAATAGTAAGTTCCTTCTCAATAGTATACAAAGGCTGAAGTTCCTTAGCCAAACGAGGCAACAACTCATCATACAAACGCAGAGTAAACTCAGCATCCTTGATAGCGTAGGGTGCTAGGATCTCATGAGGAATAGGATAATACCCGTCCTCCTTCTTCATCTTATTCTTACGCCGCCAAACCTTCAGCACCTCATCCTCATCAGTGGACTCGCTAAGATACTTCTTAGCAAGCGGCTTAAGTCCGGTTGACTGGTGCTCATCAATCAGATGAGCAATTGCTTGTGTGTCCTCAAACTTATTGTAGAACACACTCATGGGCATACCGAGCCGACACAACTTCTGAATGTCAAACTTGGCATTGTGCATGATGATCTTATCAGTAGCAATTAACATATCATGAACTATACAAAGCGCAGCATCCCATTCGCCATGTTTACAAATGCGCTTATCATAGACATGGCTCTCATCATGTGTCGCCACGCTAATCATAAACGCCTCATCATGCCAATTAACACCAGTAGTTTCAGTATCAATAGCCAGTAGACCCAAAGCCGCCACTCCCCCGATCAGAGAGAATCTCTACAGTATCATCACGAACAAGATAATGCTGCTCAACAGGAGCGATAAACAATTGGGCGATACGCTCACCATCCTGAATCTCCCAATTAATATTACTCAAATTACCAAGCACTACCTTGATCTCACCAGAATACCCAGCATCAATAACGCCGGGAGCGTTAAGAACAAACACACCATCACGAGCAGCCAGACCACTACGACTCATAATCAAACCACAATAACCATGAGGAATATCAATCCGCAACCCAGTAGGGATGATACTCCATGTAGAAACCATGTGGTCGCCATGAGCAGACAAATCCCAACAAGCATCACTGTTGTATACACGAAGAGGATCGTGAACAGACTCATCAGTTTTTGCATACTTAATTAGCATTAGTCCATCCTATAATCAACGGCGTCAAACTGTCCCGTCCACGACGAGCGGCGATCCTCACAACCACCACACGTACAGAGCGTATCATAATGAAACTCTTCGCTAGGAGTCTGCGCTGTAGCCCAATCCTGTAGGCACTCAATCCTAATACTAATAGAATCA